GTTTCGTTTGCAATTACTGGGAAGGTCATTCCCTTAATTGTTTCTAGGATTGCTCGCTTGACTTGTGTACGTGGGAACAATGGATTGTTACGTACGATAGAACCTACCGCATGACTTGTTGCTGTAGTTCCACGCCATCCACGTCCTGCCACAGTTGCGCCAGTACCTAGTACCTGAATGGTACCGCTGTCCTTAACGGACTTCTTTACATAAATTAATTCTTCGTTAATCTCAACAATGCCCTTGCTGAGTGAAGCAGCATCGTCTACTGGAATGGTTACGTCGTTATCATCAATAGAGCTTGTAATAACTGTAACTGATTCTTGGTTTTTTACATAGGCGCCAACTTCGGCGATGGTCTGTTCTACCAATTGGTTTAGTGTTGCCATTACGCTTGCGCTGCCTTTCCTATTTTTTCAGATACTCGTACAGCTTTTTGAATATCTTTCATCTTGGTTGATGCTGGTTGAATACCAAGTTTGCGAGCGTCGCGGTAAGCGCTTAGCTCTCTATCAGTTGTCTTGATTGCTGTTGCAGCACCCTCGTTGCTAATACCAAAGTTTGCTGCACGAGCACACTCGCCCCAGTTTGCATGGTCTTGTGTGCGACAACCGCTTCTACAATTCGACAATGTAATCTCCATAACCTGCAGCGGTTAACTCCGCTGCTTCTGCTTCGGTAATCGGGTTGTCGTATCCACCTCGTAGTACCTTGTCATAATCTGCAAGGGATGAATCCTGTGGAGATACGATTGTCTTCCAGGTTCCGTTATCTTTAACGACAGTCTTTCCCCATGGGTATGACACAAACCAAAGGTCATTAGATAGACCAAGCTTGATTGTCATAGTTGGTCCACGGAAAATCTTTGCCATTACCACTTCACCTTGTCTGCCCAGTAGGCTGCTGACATAACGCCCTTACTGATGTTCTTGGCGTGACGTGCTTTAAATGATTGACGACGTTGACGGTAAGACTTTGTTTCACCAGATTTCTTCGGTGAACCAGAGACGCCCTGTTGACCAAAGCGAATAGTCTTTACCTGTGAACCAGATTTGGCTACAACAACGTGTGACTTAGTTGGGTGACTAGGCGTACGCTTTGGTTTATTAAAACCAGATACACCTGCTCGCTTTAGTCTTGAATCCATTTACTTCTTCTTTGCTGCTCTCATGTTGTCAACTAAGTTTGGATATGGGCGTCCAGCTGCTTTTGCTGCAGCCTTAGCTGCTGCCTTTTGGGCAGATGTTAAAGGCTTAGAAACTTTCTTTGGGTTTGGTTTGTCCCAAACTTGCTTCTTCTTTGGCATTACTTCTTCTTCTTAATCGCAGGCTTCTTAACCGCAGGCTTCTTCTTGCCGTATTCAATTGCTCGTTCCATCTTGCCTTCAGTCTTTTCGTGCTTCTTATTCTTCTTCTTAGCTGCTGCAATTCCCTTAGCGGTATATGGAAACTTCTCTCCGTCGACCATTGGCATGATTACTTACCCTTCTTAATCTTCTTTGGAGGGCTCTTCTTCGTTGGCTTGGTGTATCCCATGCCAGGAAGGATTACATCGTAATCTGGTGGCATAACATTCTTTTTAACTGATGGCTTTTTTACTGCTGGCTTCTTATTGTTCATCGGCATCGTCTAACCCCTCTTCTAAAAAATCAAGTGCCTCTAATTCCAAATCAGGTAGTTGGCGCATAAGTAATTCCCACGCTTCACCTTCTGTAAACCCTGCCTCTTTGTATTCTGTATACAACTCATGTGCTTGCACAGCATGTAGTTTGAGTGGTGTCAAAAAGGTTGTATCTGGTTTTTGCTTTTTCTTTGCCATATCTCCCTTAAGTAGAAGGGGGAGGTTGCCCTCCCCCTTCCTGTCAAAGTTACGCTGTTGCGATGCTTGACTTGGTCTGGATGACGTAACGTGCTTCCTTGCGGTAGACGTTCCATCCAAGTAGACCCTTCCAACCCGCTGGGCGGAAGCGCATCAACTTATCTGTAACTGGACCGATAACAGTCTTTGGCTCATATGAAACAGCCTCAACAAGAGCCTGCTTACCAAGGAGTACAGTTGCGTAAACCTTAGATGTTCCTGAACCTGAGATTGACTCAGCACGTGGTGTCTCGATGTAACGAACCTGGTCGAAGATACCGATTTCACCATTCCATAGGTTGGCAACGCCAGCCTCTGTGTATGTGTGTGGAAGCTGCCATGCAGTGTTTCCAGCAGATGCTGCTTCTGAACGAAGGTCGAATGACACATCTGGGTGGATTAGTGCTGTGTAGAATCCGCCATCACGTGGCTGAACAGATGCACCGCGAAGCTTAGCTACACCCTTACGAGCAAGAGCTGCTGTTAGGTATGGAGCTGTTGTGCTTGAAGATACGTTCTCACCGTTGATTGTTGTTTCATCAGCAGAAGAAGAACCTGTGTAGCGCATTGTTGCAAGTGATGTGAGCTTCTGCCATACAAGTGAATCCAATGAATCGCGCATGTTGAAAGACAACATGTCTGCGACTGCTGGGTCAATTGCTGAAAGTGACTCTAGAGCCAAACGCTCTGTTGTGATTACAGCGTTACCGAATTCATCAACAACTACGTTTACCTTGTCGGTGTTTGATAGTGTTACTGCATCTGGGTCAGCTGTCTGTGTTAGTGCTGTTGTAGCACGTGATAGGTCCTTGTAGACCTGGAAGACGACGGTGTTGCCTGGGTTTGTTACATCGACAGGACGCTTGTCTGCAAACTTGCGGAACATTGGTTCTGAACGAAGATTAAACTCAATCAACTTATCATACGACGTCTGAATCAAGTTCGACATCGTTGATGTCGTTGTTGACGTTGCTGGTGTTGTTGGCACGTTTATATCTTTCTATTAGGGTTTATATGGATGTATCAGCCCTGAATGATTTTGAGTAACTCTTCCTTAGATGTGACATTGTCAATGCGTGTTTGCAAATCATGTCCAACATAAGGGTCAGTTTCTCCATCATCCAAAGATGACATACGCTCATATGCTTGAGCGTCTGGGGAGGCTTCGCCTCCCTCTTCAACGGCTTCAATACCAAAGGCATCGCCGTATTCATTTAGCCATTCAGCTACTGCATCAGGGTCGGCTTCGACGTCTGATGGAATGAACTGAGCGATTTTTGCATTTAGTCCGAATGACTCTAGGATTTCTCCAACTGATGCTTCGTGACTGTAAGTTGTGAACTCTTCAATAAGTGAATCTTTTTCCTTCAATTGTTTCTGAAGTCCATCGATTTGCTTACGAAGCTTCTTGACCAAGTCAGTACCGCTGTAGTCTTCGTCATCTTCGATATCGTATTCGTAGTTATCTGCCATTGTTTTTCTCCCTATTAGTAGTTGACCCTCATCGGGTTTGCACCACACGTACTCCTCACCAGGGGTAGTGATTCATAGACGTGATGACTTCCAGACTTATACACATCTCCAGGGCTGGTGGGTCTGGGATGGAACCTAATTAAACGTCTGGATTATTCAGACGACCGAGAAGACTTGTTCGGTCAATTGCGCTACGTGTAGCAAACTTTGCACGTTCCTTCGAAGCAAGCTTCTTAGTTTTAAGTGCAACGTCTGTGCCACCTGCAAGAGCAAGTTGTTGACGAGCAAGGTCTTCTTCTCCAGCTGTTTCACCGTATAGACCAAGCAATCGTGCGTAGTCACTTTGGTTACGAGCAGCTGTTTGGAATGCTTCTTCAGCACCTGCTGCTTTGCCAGAAGCAGCAATCTCTTCAGCAAATCCTCTACTAGCACCCATGCCTGCACGTGATGCAGCGCCACCAACTTCAGCGGCTGTAAGCATTTGTCCTGCATCTGCGGTTGAGTACTTAAATCGTGAGTCGATAAGGTTGAATGCTTTATCCTTATCAAGAAGATAAGCGACCATGTCATTCTCTGAAAGACCGTAGTAATTCTTTAATGCATCCTTGATGTTCTGGTCTGCATTCTGCAAGATATTCTTTGCAATGTTTACACGTTCGGTTAGCTCAGCTGCGCTGATGCTATTCTCAATAAGCTTAGTGAAGTCATCCTGTGTATCGTAGAATCCTTCTGGAAGACTAGCGTTCTGAATGATTTCTCGGTACTGCATTTCAGTATCAATGTATTCTTTAGGAGTAAGGAGTCTGTCGCCAGGCATTCCCTTACCTTCAGCCATACGCTTCTTGATAGCTTCGTTTGCAGCAAATCGTGTCTTGTATGCTTCGCTGTTATAGATACTGTTAAGAATCTGGTCATCGGTTGGCATGATGTTTTCTTCATATACCTTATCGATGGTGTCCATCAATGTAGTAATAAACTTATTGCCAAGACCAGTATTCTCAAACATCTTCATAACTGAGTCACGAGCGCCAAAGTCTTTGTATGAATCAATGACCTTGCCTTGTGAACCATCTGACATAACTTCAACGGTTTCAACAACGCCACCAGTTTTACGTACTGTACGTACGCCAACAACCTTTGGCTTTGCAGCTTCTGCTGCACGTGCAGCCTCAAGGTCGGCAATCTGCTTTGTTAGCGCAGCAATCTGGTCAAGTACTGCCTTTTGTGCAGCAGCTGCTGGACCATCTCCACCAGCACCAGCGCTTAACGTTCCGCCAGTACCATTGTTTCCATTGCCTTGTGAGCTCAATGTCTTCGGTACAAAATTCTTATTACGTTCATCAATTTCAAGCTCAAGCATGCTGAGCTCTTCACCAATACGCCAAGATGCGACACCACCTGCGGTGCTGTCTCCTTGAAGCGCAAGAAGCTTGTCATACTCAGCCATTAACTCTTCGTCAGTTAATCCTGAATAACTTGAGTCTACGCTTGCGTAATCATTTGGGTCGTACTCAATTGTTTCGGCACCAGTTGTATCGGTATCGTCTTCGCCCCATGGGTTATAGTCAAAGTCTGGGCTATCTTCGGCATTGCCAAAATCATAACCTTCATCACCAGTGACATCACCTTCATCACCAAGAATCTTGCCGTCGTCGTTTGTATCTTCTGCGCCAAAATATGTATCTTCATCTGAATTAAATATATCTAGCGCAGAGGTAAGGTCTGGGATGGTTGTATCTCCACCGCCATCTACCATTAATCTATCGTAAAAGCGCATCTGTTACCCCAAGAATCCCATGTCGCGCAAGAGGGTACTTGCTATTCTTGTCTTTTCTTGCTTAGCTGTTTGCGTTGCATCAAACCGAACTGTGTCTCGACGAGCCATCTTCTTGGCATCATAAAGATTAATAGGGGAAACATTTCCCTTTTCATCTGTGTAGTTCAATACTTTCTGAACAGTCGCATCATTAAGGTCAATTTCATTTACGCTGCCGAGTTCCCATGTATCAGCAATTGCTGTAAGCCATGGGTCTGCTGCTTGACGCAGCGTCTGACCTTGGTCAATAAGGTTAGACAAGCCAGGAGCAAATGACTTTGCTCGTGCTTGTAGTTGGTCATCAATCTGTTGTGGGTTTAGTTTTCCAGAAACTAGACCTTTCATACTTGCTTCAAACCAAGTAGTAAATCCAGTGTTAGACATTGTCTGTGGGAAGCCATAGTCCCATGCCTGCTTGTATAAGCTCTGTGCTAATGTCTCAAGATTACCGCTAAGTTTTGTGTAGAGAACTCGGTCGCCAATCTTGTCATTCTTTGTAAAGTCAATTGCATTCGCCATCAAAGTATTGAGGTAATCTGTATCGTAACGAACTACCTTGCCATCCTTAATGATTGCTTGTTGCATCATCTGCTCGGCATACTTAATTGCATCATCAGCGCTAATGGACATACCGTTAGCTGCAAACTTCTTAACAATCTCACTAGCATTTAGCTGCAAATCTGCAGCAAACTGACCTGGGTTGGTTTGCTTAGCATAGGCATACTGACGTTGGTTATCTGTCTGGTCACGCCACCAAGAAGATTCTTTAATAATCTGTTCTTGTAGGTATGGGTCAGTAATCATTGGTTGACCATTGGCGCCAAGGATTCTTTCAAGCGCAGCCTTAAGGCTTGGGTCAGCACCGATAACAGCAGCAGCAATACCAAACTTTGATTGCAGCATAGCCATAGAAAGTGTGTCTTTGGTTTGTGGAACAGAGCTGCTTAATGTGTTGTTTGTTACTGGTTGCTGCTGACTAAGAAGAGTTTTACGTCCTGCTTGTAGTTGTGCTATACGTGCTGCATTTGCACTATCTGCTGCTGCCATTACTGCTCAACCACCTTTCCGATTGCTGTTCGGTCGGGACCAATAAGCCCTTCTACAATTCTTAAGAAATCCTTTGCAGCAAAAGACTCTGCGTAATCAGGTAGACTGCGAGCAAAGTTCTGTGCAAAGATAGTTGGGTCAAACCCAGTTGACTGGGTTGCCTGAGTAACGGTGTTACTTACTCCGCTAGCACCTGAGCCAGTTACCTTTGTTGTACTTGTGTTGCTGTAAACAGATGGCTCTAGCTTTGCCTTCTCGTTAACGCCTTTAAGATACGCTGCTACTTCATCGGCACTAGCAGTACGACCAAGTTCTGCCTCAATAGACCTATTGGCATCTGCACCAGCAGATGATGGGCTGTACTGAGTAGTTGTCGTTACCTTGCTCTTACTTGTTGCAGGAGTCTTTGCTGTGCCTGAGCCAGTGTAATCAGATGGATTAAACTGATACAACGCTGGGTCGCCTTTAGAACCAGACCCTGGAGCCTGTGTCCACGCTACCGCATCAGCCCAAACAGATGAATACTTTGACTTTGGGATACCAGCTTTAGCTAGTCGCGCAATAAATGCATCGTAATATTTACGAGCAGGTGTTCCCTTTGCTGCCTTAGCAGCAGTAAATTCAAACCAATCCTTGGCTTGCTGTGCATCTACGCCAGTTTTAATACCAGGAAGCAGGATTGGAGGAGTGTCTAATGTTTCAGTTGTAGGGTTCTGAGCTGCCTGCCAAGCTTTGTAATCAGCTTGATAGCGAGCTTTACCAGCAGAGTTCTTTGGGTAGTCTGCTACCTTTGGTGCTGGGTCACCCTTTTTGTATTTTTTAGCCATTAGTCACCGTGAATTCTGTATCTAGTTGAGGCATATTGTTTAACCATCGGTATGCAAAAGCAGCAAATTCTTCTGATGCCGTCTGCAAGAAGTCGTAGTGGAACTGGGCAAACTGTTGCTTGAGGACAAGTTTACGGTCGCTTGTATTATTTTGTGCCTCATAAGCTTTGTTAAAGCTCTTTGCT